GCCTAATATAGGATGTGTAACCTTGTCTAGCAAGGGGGCTAGCATCCCACGCCCATTATTCAAAGCGAATAATCTTCAAAATTAGTAATCAATTTCTTTGAACAGTTTTGCTGGTTTTGAAAGCTCATAAAAGCCACCCTTTTGTTGGCCAGCAATCTGCACGTCTTCTCCAAGCCTACAGTAAACATTAACACTCTCACATTCATGCACATTCCCTAAGGTCACGCATAGCTTGTAGAACTTTTTATCTCCCTGGAGATTCCATCCCATAGCTCTGAAGCCATCGACAGGTCCGATCACCTTTCGCGAAAACTCAAAACAGCAACTTGGCAAACTTGAGGAAGACTTGAAGAATTCATTTGAACTAAGACTATTTTCATGCACGCTTATTTCAATTTGTGAAGTCCTCCTATAGCTCATGTGTTCTGAACTTCCTTTAACCACAACCTTCCAATGCAGAGTACCTTTAATCCATGCACAATTTTGCAGCAAACGAGTTACTGCACTGTGCTTGACTTCAAAGCCTTCATTGTTTTTAGTTCCATCCAACCTCATCTTAAGTATATGTGTTGAAATGTCCAGCTCATTGCGAATGCCAGGATGCTTCCCTTTGTCGTAGAACCAGCTAGCAACAGGATAGAAAACATTTTGAAAGTCAGGCAAATCAATCAATGATTGTCCCATCTTAATTCCAGCAGCCTTCCTAGGAGCTTCCAAAACATTCCTAGCACCAGTCTTACCTTTTCCATCCCTACTTGAAGTGGTTGGGTAACCTGTACTTACTCCATGCATAAGGACATCACTTCCTGCTCTGACAGCTAGTCGCACAACTAAATCTCCATCATTTAATGAGGAAACTTTGTCACGCTGATAGAGTACAAAATGTCCACTCACTTCTTCATTTCCATCCAATGAAAGGTCCCATCGATCCAATGCCTGATAAGTGGGAAATATGGTTTTTGGGAATCTGACTTGTTTAGTACTGGAGAAGGATCTCTCAAACGTGAAGGTCACATGAGGCAAAGCGTCAAGCATTTCAATCTTCTTTATGTGCTTCAAGTAGGTTCCCGCGACATATGCTAAGGTAAAAGTGGCCCCGATCAGCGGGTTGCTCATCATTGTCAGTTCAAAAATCACATCACATTCCAAGAACTGCGCCAAACCGCAATATGCAGAGGTGAAAGTGTGAGTCACTGTGCTTCCATGTACCTGAGACTTGCCAAAATTCACTTCGAAACCATATGCTTTTCTTTCATTTTGAGCAAATGTTAAAGTGCCCAACTCCTTCCTAATCATATGATTTGGGACAAAACTGAGCGTTGCTATTTGCTTCGGTAGGACAATGTCTGGCTCATAAAATAGAGCATAAGTAAAAGATGCTGAGACCTTTGGAGCTCCATTCCAGCCTGAAAGAGCAAGTATTGTTAAAACTGGTGCAAATTTATTGGTGCCCATGAAGTGCATATTCCACCAGTCACAACAAGAAAAAGGTTTAAAATAAAACTCAAATTTTGGTTCAATGGCTGGGTTCCATTTCTTATGTTGGAGGCCTAGCAGCCTACCTAAATCTGTTCCCAGCCTCAAGCTCTCATTTCCTTCCACATAGGAGCATGCAAGTCCTATTCCGCATCCTGGTGAGAGTTGGCAGTGCACTTTCATACGAATAGAACCTGGAATTTTAGCCAACATATTCAATAATTGAACATGTGGACCAGTTTGTTTCCAAAGATCATTCATATATAATGTGAACAGTCGGTGCCCCGTCACTGTATTGAGAGGTATCTCCCCGCTTCCACTAACAAGCATACGCATGGTTTCTGTTGCGCTAGTAACAGCAAACATGTTTGTCTCCGCGTCCTGTATATCTTCCTCCATAAGTGCTTGGCCATATTTGACATCTGGATCTTCATCATCTTCTGAAGTATAGTTGCAAAGTGGAGCAGAGGGTTTTGGAGAGTCCTCTGAAGTGGCAATTTTCTTGCATTTGGCACCAGTATAATTCAAAACTACACTGCCACCTTCTGCAAATTTGGGCTTTGTGAACATTATGCCACCTGCATTGTATGTACCATATGACTGCACTACACCTTTGCCATGTGGCATTGTGTAATTATCCAAATTGACTTTAGGATACATACGTGGAACTGCCACAGTGAAATTACCTTCTGCCACAAATTGTCGCGCCTTTATCAAATCTTCTGACCTATACGTCAATAACTCTTTAGTCTCAGCAACTTTGTCTGGACCCTTTGCCTTCACAAATACAGTTCGCGCTGTGAAATTCGCAAGTGTGAACTCTTCGGAAAAGTCTGTATCTCTACTCACAACAGAGAGCTCAAGCGTGTCATTGGGATCGTCTTCCACTGGCACACGATGTGTGGGGTAGAAGACTACGTGTGATGGCATTCCGCTTGCACGTGTGGCAAAAGATCCTTTGAAGGAATTTTCCAGTTTGTTGTGGCGCTTGTCATACAGTGCTGCCGCCATAGTAACATCTGATGAAACTGAGGCAAAACCATCAGCAACGATCTCAACTGCTGCCACCATAACCTGATCTCCTTTCTTTCTCTCTTCCATTGGCAAACGGGTATCAATGCTCTGCCAATCGAAAGTCCCGGGAGTTATAGGAACTTTCATTCGTGTCGCTCCTGTGCCTCTTATAGAACCCACATTTAACTCTGAAGTTTTGACAAATTCCGGTTTGTCCCTCATTAATTTCTTCAGAGCTGCTTTCCAACCTGTCGGAGTCTCATATAGCTTAGAAATGTCTGGTAAAAGACTTTTCTTGCTCTCTTGGGCGAGCTTGTAGTTCTCCGCACGCTTTAACAAATCTTCCTTTGGAATTGTGTGCACTGGGGTAACATTTGCCATGGACGACATCTCCTTGTAAGTTTTTGTGGGACTAAAAGAGCTTGTGCATCTCCTGTAGCTTGAAGCACTAGGAAAGAAAAATTTTAAAAAATTCTCCTTTGTGTAGTGCTTGTACGTATCCTGCCTGAACAATGGTCTGGGTGTATCTCTTTCCCTCTCGTATTTTCTGACACAGTCACAAACAAAGGGCTTGACTATGTAGGTATACTCAAGGTCTAGAATCACACAAACAACAACAATAAACGAAATCAGTAATAAAACCATAAATCCCAACACTCTTGCCAAACGCCAGAGGTTGAAATTTCGCGAAACTGAAAGCTGTATTCACTCAGAAAGCTATTGCAGATTCTTGCCAAACGCCAGAACTGAAAGCTGTGTCGAAAGCTGTTTTCCGGTACGAAAGCTGTTGTTTAATTTCTTAAA